CCGAAGGCTTGAGGAATACGCGGAGGCCCAAGGGCTTCCACTGCATGAAGCACTGATCCACGCCGCCCGCGCTGAACTTGATAGGCGCTACCGGCTTCCAGCCCAGCAGGGCTCCGTTGTTCCAATAAAGGGTCGTGAGAGTCCCTGATAGAGGTCTCAAATGAAACCGCTACCTCCGGTCCAGCTACTCCGTGACTACCTGGACTACTCCCCTGAAACGGGATTGTTCGTCTGGAAGAAGAACCGAAGAAAAGTTGCAGCCGGGGCGGTGGCAGGAAGCGTTGGAACCCACGGATATCTACTCATCAGGTTGAAGGGGATCAAGTACAGAGCTCACAGGCTTGCATGGAAGTACGTCCACGGAACCGACCCCGAGCTCTTCATCGACCACATAAACGGCGACTGCCTAGACAACCGCATATGCAATCTGAGGCTCGCTACCCAGGCGCAGAACCAACAGAACCATAAGCGACATCGGTCGAATACATCAGGTTGCGCCGGAGTAACAAGATGCAGGAAGACCGGACGGTGGATAGCAAAAATCCGACTCAACGGGCAAAGGCTGAGTGTTGGTAGATACGAATCTCTTAATGAGGCTGGAGAGGCCTACAGAGAGGCAAAGCGGAACCTGCATCCCTTCTACACCGATTCTCAGAGGTGACAACGATGAACCATCCAGCTCGCTACACCGATCCCAGCAGCAGCCACGAAGCCGCAGCGCACATGGTGTCGTCTGGCGCTCAGGCTCAGCAGCACTCGCAGGCCGCTTCGGCGGTCAGCAAGTATCCGGGCCTCACCAGCCTGGAACTGGCCCGCGCTACCGGGCTGGATCGCTTCATGTTGGCCCGTCGCCTGCCCGAGCTGGAAAAGCAGGGCCTCATTCGGCGCGGCATGGTCCGCAAGTGTTCGGCCAGCAATGGCCGCAGCGGCTGCACGTGGTTCCCGATCAGCAGTAACGAAGGTCCGAAGGCCGCTTGAGCCATGAATTACTACGAACACCACCTTGGCGACTACGCACAGGCTACGGCCCACCTCAGCTTTGTTGAGGATTCAGCCTATAGCCGCCTGCTGAGGAAGTACTACGCCGACGAGAAGCCCTTGCCGGTCGAGCTGCGGGCAGTGCAGCGTCTTGTGGGCGCTCGCAGCGAGGAGGAGCGTGAGGCGGTCCAGGTGGTGCTGGAAGAGTTCTTCACGTTGGAGGAGGACGGTTGGCACAACAAACGTGCCGATGCCGAGATTGCCCGCTTCAACATGAAGAAAGAGAAGGCACGAAAGAGTGCTGAAGCACGCTGGAATGCGAACGCATCGGAATCGGATGCGAACGCATCGAAGAAGACATGCGAACGCATTGCGAACGCACGCCACAAGCATGACGAACGCAATGCTCTCCAGTCACCAGACACCAATCTCCAAGAAGAAGAGCAAAAGCAACAGCATGTGCAGCCGCTGGCCGCACGCTGCCGCTTCGCCGACTTCTGGGCTGCTTACCCGAACAAGAAGGGCAAGCAGGAGGCCGAGAAGACCTGGAAGCGCCGAAAGCTGGATAGCCGCTGCGACGAGCTGATCGGTCACGTGCGGCTGATGGAGGCCCATGACGACGGCTGGCGTCGCGGTTACGTGCCGATGGGGTCGACGTACCTCAACCAAGCCCGGTGGGAGGACGTGCCGCAGGAGTCGGCGAGGGCAGGGCCTCAAACGGGCCAACCAGGGCAGCAACTCGGGAAAGTGGCGCAAGGCTTGATGGCATTGAAGGAGTTTGCAAATGGCGGACTGGATCAAACAGGAAATTTCGGAGGGCCTGATGCGGCTCATGTGCTTGGGCCTGGAGCGGACGCCGGCAGCGGAGGTTATCCAGCTGACCGCCGCCGTCTGGTTGGAGGCCATCACTGAGGGCCGTGAGTTCGACCAGCAGCTGGACGCGCCGCGCTTCCGTCGTGCTTTCGCGGTTCTGTGCCGAGATTGCCGCCAGTGGCCGCTGCCGTCCTCTCTGCTGGAGGCAATGCCGCCGCGCGAGCAAATGGCAATCACGAAACAGCCGATCAAAGCCAACCCTGAGCGAGCCGAGCAGGCTGCCCGTGAACTGGCTAGTTTTCTGGGAGTGCGCAAATGAACCGCCTCAACCTATCCGACGTAGACGTGTTCCGCCTGTACTGCGAGGGCTGCAACGCCAGCGAGATTGGCGCGGCCATGCAGATCCCGGCGCAGGCCGCTGCGGCTCTGATCGCACGTAGTCGCGTCCTGTACGCCCGAGCACAAGAGTCACGCCGTCCGGGTGCCCTGCAGCTGTCTGAAAGGAGAGTGGCATGAGCAAGTTCTTCGTGGGGCAGAGAGTGCGGATTATTGGCGCAGGATCATTCCCCCAAATCATCGGTTGCGAATGCAGGATTACCAAGCTCGATCAAGTAAGCCTTCGAATCTATGACGGAGGAACTGACAAGGGCATGGTTCAAGTTGACATGCCGCCTCCGGGATATCCGTGGATGCATTTGTGCGTTAAGCCTGAATGGCTTGAACCCATCCTCCCCGAGGGCTCAGCCCCGAGCGAGTACACCTTCCAGCAGCTGATGGACAACCTGCAGGAGGTGATGGCGTGACCCAGATCGTTACCCTCCCGCCGAACGGACGCGACGCCGACATCAAGCGCCTGTCGGAAATACTGCGCTTCGCCCATGCCGGTAAGCCGGTGAACGTGAAGATCAGCATTGCCCGCCCGGAGCGGACGCCGCCGCAGTGCGCGTACCTGTGGGCCGTGGTGTATCCGCTGCTGGCCGCCGCCAAGGGCTACGAGCGGCAGGACGTGCACGAGTACCTGCTGGGCTGCCACTTCGGCTGGCGCGAGAAGAAGTTGCCAGGTGGTCGAACCGAGCAGGTTCCGATCCGCACTACAACCACCGACGAACACGGAAACCGTGACGTTCTGGAAGGCCGCGCCTTCTGGGACTACGTCGAATTTTGCCAACGAGTCGGCGCCCGCGCTGGGGTGTTCATCCCTGATCCGGACCGTTCGTACAACCTGCAGAGGGAAGCGGCATGAACTTCGGAACAATCAATATCGGTGACCGGCTGTCATTCCACGAGGAAGCCATCTATGGCGAGGTGGTCGAGATCATGCGCAATGAGAGCGGGGAGGCGGCGTCCGCAGTTGTCAGATTGGACAGCGGCGAGTTTGCTGCTCTGGATCTCTCGGGCTTGGTAATCGGGAAGGTGCACTGATGAACCTCGAACAGATCGACACCAGCACTACGGCGGGGAAGGCCGAGGTCATGCGGCTTGCGGCTGAGGGGCGGAGGGTGGCAATTCGCCATATGGGTAGTCACTGGATGGAGAATCGCTGCCCCTCCTGGAACTGGCCTGAGGTTGAATACGCCATCATCTCCGAGCCGGTTGGGCCGGAGGAGGCGTGGTTGGTCATCGATCACAGTATCCATGCCCTGACAGAAGCGTCTGCGAAGTCGTATGCCGAGGCGCATGGCCTGCAGGTAGTCCGTTACCGCCGCGCCGACCTCGCCGGGGAGAAGGGCTGATGAACCTCTCCAGCTACAAGGACCGCAGCCGCCTGTCTGAGGCGAGCAATCTCGGCTACAGCGCTAGGCTCGACCGCAAGCCGATCACCTCCTGCCCGTTCGATGAAGGGACGGACGAGGCCAAGGCGTTCCAGCACTACTGGGGCCTGGCTGATCAGGACGAGCATCGGCGGCAGGGGAGGGTGGCGTGAACATGCCAGTTGTCCATACGAGAGAACAGTTGGCGGCGGCATGGCAATACGCCCTTCCGACGGGGAAGCCATTCCTGGTGTCAGCAGCTTTGCTTCGTGGGAATTCCGCGATCATGGCTAAGGTTAGGCTTCAGCAGGTCGTTAAGGCCGACCGTGATGCCTTCGGCGATGGGAAGTGGGTGAAGGTATCTGATGGCTTCTACTTTGAGTGGCCGCTAGACGAACCAAGGCCAGTATTCGTAGCTAAGAAGCCTCGCTACCGCTGGGAGCGCCGCCGATGAAGCATTCCACCAGCACCCCAACGGCAGCTGAGGCTGCTCGGATTGTGGCCTGCAAGGAAGGGCTGTGCGTGGCCTGCGTCATCCGTAGTGAGCAGAACGACGCGCCGCAGTTCTTCATGGTCCATCAGGGCTGCGACTACCACCACCTGCTGAGCGGTGGCCGGCGTATCGGCCACATGGCTGGGGTAGGTCTCTGCGGCTGGCATCACCGTGGACTGGTCAATTGGGGCTGCACCCATCAGGAAATGAGGGCCCATTACGGACCCAGCCTCATGGGCGGCAGCAAGACGTTCCACGCGGCGTTCGGCAGTGACGCCGATCTGCTGGAGCGCCAGAACGAGATGTTAGGGGTGGCGGCGTGAGCCTCGTCATCCTCCCATGGCCCCCATCAGTCAACCGCTACTGGCGAACATTCCGTGGCCGGATGCTGATCTCGGCAGACGGTCGAACCTACCGGCAGGAGGCAGTAGCTGCGGCTGTCACGGGGGATCGGTTCGGGTCGGTCAAGGTCCGCGTCAGCATCGAAGCTTGGCTCCCGGACAATCGGCGCCGAGATGTCGACAACTTGCTCAAGGCCCCCTTAGATGCCCTGTGCCACGCCGGGATCTACGACGACGACAGCCAGATCGTAGAGCTATCCATCAGGCGGGCAGGGCTGGACAAAGCCAACCCGCGCCTGGAAATCACGTTGGAGGCTGCATGAAAGTTTATGTGTTCCGAAGGGCAGAAGGCTTCTATCCGATCGCTCTCAAGGATGACGCGGACGCCATTGCCAATGCTCAGTGCAATCCCGGGACGCTCAGGGTCGAGGATATTGATGGGCGACAGGTCTGGCCGTTGGCTCCACGACTGGTAGAAGGCGAATGACAGCGACATTCAGCCAGTACACGACGCCAGAGCTGGAAGTGGTCGCGCGGCTCGACCACGCCCTGGCCGAAGAGATTTTCAGCCTGCACCGGCAGGGCTACGACGTTCGGGAAGTCCTACACGAGGCCCGGGCCTTCAAGGCTGAGGCGCAGATGATGAAACGAGAGATCAAGAGGAGGAAGGCCCAATGACTGACGTTCGCGAGCTTCTAGCCCGTCTGAATCCTCAGACGGTCAAGTTCAATACCGGACGCGGCGGCGTTCCGGAACTAACCAATCACGACATCTTGGGGGCTTTATCCGATGTCCCCGCTGGACTAGGCCGCGACTTGCTGGAGTACGGAGCATGGCCGGATGGCGCTGCGCTTCGCGCGGTAGAGATCAGCTCTCGGATTCACAAGATGGTGATGGCGGAATGGTCCGACCGCGAGCGGGCCTACATAGAGGCGAAGGTGGAGCGCGGCTTGGTTGTTTGCTTGGCCCGATACCACCGGAAGACGCTGGACTACCACGAAAGGGCCGAGCTTGACGCCAAGGTTGATGAGGCCCGCGCTCGGCGCTGGCCCGAGAAGATGGAGGACCGGCTGGAAGATGTGGTTAAGGTCGCCGTAGGCGGTCTATTCGGTATGGAGCGTTCGTCCAATAGGGATCGCGCAAAGGACATGGGCATGAGCGAGTCCGGCTATCGTGAGGTGTGGGCCAGCGTAGTCGACTGGGTTTACACCACTATGCAGGACGCCGAGGCTGAGGCAGGGCGCCAAATGTGGCGGGCCTTGAACAGGGACGATGCTGCATAAGTGCGCGGTTGCGCTCCGCGCACTTTCGGGGCCATTCTTCTATCATCGCGTGCGAGCCATGCCCCAGAGGGGACAAGGTCGTGACCTGACCTCGTTTTAGGTGTCATCCTACGCGCGACCAAAGTAGCCCCTGCAGAGATGCGGGGGCTTTTTCTTTGCCCGCTTCCCCGTCCAGATCAACCCTCGCGCATAGCTGGCAGCGGGCGGGCGCCCATTGGAGAGAACCATGGCCGAAATCAGCGCAGATGCCGCTGGCGGTAGGAACGTGGTCGCCTTCCTAGATATGTTGGCTTGGTCAGAGGGCACCAGCACCAGCCCGGCGACAAAGGACCGGGGCTACGACGTGATCGTGACCGGAGCGGATAGGAAACCGGAGACGTTCTCTGACTACTCGGCTCACCCGTTCGCCAAAGGTCGGAAGTCGAAGCTGATCACCCGTAAGGGGCTTACCTCCAACGCGTCTGGGCGCTACCAGTTCATGTTGAAGGACTATGCCCACTACCGGGATCTGCTGAGGCTCCCCGACTTTGCCCCGCTGTCGCAGGACCTTTGGGCCATTCAGCTGATCCGTGAGCGCCGGGCCCTCCCGCTTATCCAGGCAGGACGAATTCAGGAGGCGATAGCGCGAGTCCGGAACATCTGGGCAAGTCTGCCAGGCGCTGGTTACGGCCAGCCCGAGCATGCGCTAGAGAAGCTCATGACTGCTTACCGAAATGCTGGTGGAGCGGTAGCCGCATGAGCGAAACCATGGACATCCTGGTCCGCATCCTCGCCATTGTCGTGCCCTGCCTGATGCTGGGCGTAGGGGCGCTGACGGGCTGGATCTGGATGCTCTGGCAGGACCACAACAAGCACAAGCTCTACGTGGCCGAGAACATGCTTAAGCAGGGCGCGCTGCAGGAAGTGAAGGAAGAAATCCACAGCCTGCGGGACGTGATCTATCGAATCGCCACCAAGATGGATGTGCCTGTGTTCTCGGAGCCCTACAAGCGATGAGTGATGGGGACGATTTGGCCCGGGAGCTTCGCTCCGGTCTTGAACGGCTGGACATTGCGCTCGGCCGGGTACATGGCGCATCCGCCAATGGGAACGTGGTCCGTCTTGAGGGTGCCGGTTCGATCTGGAACGGCATTGCCATCGGGCTGTCCCTGGCTGGCGTGATTCTCGGCGCTGTCTGGATCGCCCATGTGGCGAGCAACGTGGATGTGGCTGCGAGGCAGGCTGAGGCCTATCAGAAAGCCGTTTACATGCTGGCGCCCCGGTTCGCCGAGGAAGTCGATAAAGAGCTGGATCGCCAGAAGGAGCGAGACAAGAAATGAGCAGCCCAACCCCGATCATCACCCCGCCGAAGCGTCCGGCGCGTGCCAGCCTCCTGCCGCAGGGGATCGTTCCTGTGAAGGAGACGCTCAAGCACTGGACTACCTGGCTGTGGGGCATTCTGCTCGCAAGCCCCGATGGGTTGTACGCGGGAGCGGCGGCGCTGGGGATGCTGGCCGATGAGGCTATGCCGAGCGCCATCACCACTTTCATCCGCGTCTTCGCAGGCGTCGGCCTGATCGCCAAGGTCATCAGCCAGCGGAAGCCGCAGGCCTGAGATGAGCATCCTGTCCCGCATCCTACTGGGAGCTGTACTGCTCCTGGCAGGCATCGCCGTGTGGCAGCGCGGAACAGTGGCTCAGGCAGAGCGCGCCCGGGACAACGCACAGACGGCCAAGGCAGTCGCAGAGCAGGAACGCGACAACGCCATCGCCGTGATCGCGGTCGAGCGTCAGCGGGTAAAGCGGGCCGAGGCAGTCGCAACCCAGTACGAGCAGGAGAAGGCAGATGCTGAATCGAAAGGCGCGGCTGTCGCTGATGGCCTGCGTGCTGGCAACCTCCGCCTGCAGCAGCGCTGGGCAGGCTGTGAGGCCCGAGTGTCCAACCTTGCCGCCAGCCCCGGCCAGCCTGATGGTGCCGCCGACGACCGAGCAGAGAGTGCGGGGCGAATTGTTCTCGCCGCTGCCGCCTGCGACGCCCAAGTCCGTGGGCTCCAAGCCTTGGTGAGGGCTGACCGTGAGTGATATGGGGCGCGCTACCCGCAACATCGTCAGCGGCTACAACCGTGACCGTGTGTTCCAGGCTCGTATCTATGCGCCGGAGCGCCGCGCACTGGTCACTGACTTCAATGGAGCGCTCCCTGCTGGCGTGAAGATCACCAAGGCCACATGGAACACCTGGGACAACTACCCAGCCGTGATGGCCGATCCGTCTATCGATGTGAGTGGTCGGTCCTGCCAGGTCATGGTCACTGCTCAGGTAGACGGCATCTCCTGCATCCGCCTGGCAGTTGAGCTGGACAACGGTGAGCGCTTCGTCGCCCACCACGTCATCCAGATCCTGCCAGCCCGCTACATGCAGCCGGACAACTGGATCAACGGGCCGACGCAGCTGGTAGCGACGGCATAACTACTGTGGATAAGTCTAGATATGGGCGCGCCTAAGGGTCGAGTGAAGGCGGGAGGCCGAAAGAAGGGCACCCCGAACAAGCAGACGGCCGAGTTCCGCGAGACCGTGCGCAAGCTTCTGGAAGACAACAGCGAGAACGTGGCGCGCTGGCTGACCACCGTAGCGGAAGGCGACGGGACCGACAGCGGTAAGCCCGATCCCGCCAAGGCGCTGGACCTGCTGTGCAAGCTGGCTGAGTACGCGGCACCAAAGCTCAACCGCACTGAGCATGTGGGCGAGGACGGTGGTCCGGTTAAGACGGTCACCACGTTCAAGCTGGCCGATCTGGAATGACTGAGCTGACCATCCGGCTGCCGCGCAAGTTGCGGCCGGTGTTCCTTGGGCGCGCAGACGTTCGTGGCGCTCACGGCGGTCGCGGGTCGGGAAAGACGCGCTCCTTCGCCAAGATGGCGGCGGTGCAGGGCATGCGCTTCGGGCAGGCTGGCATCAAGGGCCAGATCCTGTGCGCTCGCCAGTTCATGAACTCGCTGGACGACTCTTCGCTGGAAGAGGTCAAAAGAGCTATCGAGGACGAGCCTGCACTGGCTGCCTATTGGCAGGTCGGCGAGAAGTACGTGAAGAGTGTGGACGGTAACGTCTGGTTCTCCTTCGCTGGCCTGGACCGAAACATCGGGTCGGTGAAGTCGAAGGGCCGGATTCTTCTGTGTTGGGTCGATGAGGCGGAGCCGGTCACTGAGCATGCCTGGAACACGCTGATCCCCACGCTGCGTGAAGAGGGCGATCAGTGGAACGCAGAGCTGTGGATCACCTGGAACCCGGCCCGCAAGACTGCACCGGTTGAGCGCTTTCGCAACTCGGGCGATCCGCTGGTCAAGGTTGTGGAGCTGAACTGGCAGGACAACCCGCGATTCCCGGCCAAGCTGGAGCGTGACCGGCAGCGTGATCTGCAGGAGAGGCCCGACCAGTACGAGCACATCTGGAATGGCGGGTTTGTGGTGGCCATCTCCGGCGCTTACTTCGCCAAGTCCATCGCAGTGGCGCAGGAAGAGGGTCGAATTGGCCGCGTAGCCATCGACCCGCTGATGACGTTGCGGGCTTATTGGGACATCGGTGGTACTGGCGCTAAGGCTGACGCCTGCGCGATCTGGATCGTCCAGTTCATCGGGCGCGAGGTCCGTGTGCTGCGGTACTACGAGGCCATTGGGCAGCCGCTGGCAACTCATGTGGACTGGCTGCGTCGCAGCGGATACGAGCGCGCCATGTGCGTGCTGCCCCATGACGGCGCGGCCCACGACAAGGTGTTCGCGGTCAGCTACGAGAGCGAGCTGCGCAAGGCTGGGTTTGAGGTCAAGGTGATCCCGAACATGGGCCAAGGCGCGGCGATGACCCGAATCGAGGCTGTGCGGCGCCTGTTCCCGAGCATCTGGTTCCACGCAGAAGGTACTGAGCCTGGGCGCGATGCGCTCGGCTGGTATCACGAGAAGCGCGACGAGGCGCGAAACATCGGCTTCGGCCCTAACCACGACTGGGCCAGCCACGGCGCAGACGCCTTCGGCCTGATGGCCGTTGACTACCTCAGCACTGACCACAGCGAGCCGGACATGTCGGCCCTGGACAACTACACGACGGATTACTGATGGCCGAGAAGAAGCGGGACGATGCGCTTGCTGAAATGCTCAAGCGCAGGGATCTTGCGTCCGAAGCCTGCGTGGAGCTGTACGACAAGGCTCGCGACGACGTTCGTTTTGTGACGGTCCCGGGCGCGCAGTGGGACGAGAAGCTCAAGGCGCGGCGCGGTGACCGACCGACGTACGAATTCCCCAAACTGGCCTCGCATGTACGCCAGGTCGTCAACGAGATGCGCCAGAACCGACCGCAGGGCAAGGTTCGCGGCACCGAAGAGGGCGATGCGGGGCTGGCCGAGATCATGCAGGGCCTGTGTCGGAACATCGAATCGGTCAGCAACGCCGATCAGGCTTATGACATCGGCTACGACTTCGCGGTCAAGGGCGGATTTGGCGCTTGGCGCATCTGCACTGACTACCTGAACGACGAGGATTTTGAGCAGGACATCTTCATCGAGCCGATCCGCAACCCGTTTGCGGTGAAGTTCGACCCTGCCGCCATCGAGATCGATCGGTCGGATGCCGGGTTCGCCTTCGTGGAAGAGTTGGTATCGAAGGACGACTTTGAGCGCCGCTGGCCTAATGCCAGCATCTCGGACTGGGAGGAAAACCACGACTGCGTGACCTGGCGTGAGAAGAATCAGGTCCTGATCGCAGAGTATTGGTACAAGGATCCGATCAAGGTCGAGATGTGGGCGCTGTCCAATGGAGCCGTCGTCTCGGTCGAAGAGCTGGAGAAGCGAGCCAAGGATCAGGGGCAGCCGACTGACGCCGCCACGCTTGAGGCGCTTCTTGCCAATGAGGGCATTTCTGTCACCAAGCGCCGAGAGGTAGATTCGCATGTCGTGAAGATGCGGATGACCAACGGCAACGAGTGGCTGACCGATCCGTACGAGTTCCCGTCCAAGTTCATCCCGATCATCCCGTGCTGGGGCAACATCACCAACATTGATGGTGAGGATTACTGGTTCGGCATGGTCCGCCCGAGCAAGGATCAGCAGCGCCTGCACAACGTGCATCGGACGGCGGCCATTGAGGCCGTGGCGAAGGCTCCTAAGGCCCCTTACATCGTCCGTATCAGCGACATCAAGGGCTTTGAGCGGCAGTGGGCAAATGCCAACTCCGAAGATTACCCATGGCTGCCGGTGCACGACACCGCGAAGGATCTTCCGAAGCGCTCAAATCAGGCCGAGATTCCGGCCGCATTGCTGCAGCTTGCCGCTCTCGACAATGAGGACATCAAGGCCAACACCGGAATCTATGACGCCAGCCTTGGTGCACGGTCCAATGAGATCAGTGGGCGCGGGATCATGGCCCGGCAGCAGCAGGGAGCCACCGCCACATTCAACTATATCGACAACCTGGCCTACGCCATCCGCCACACCTACAGGGTTCTTGGCGACATGATCCCGCGCGTGTATGACACGCCGCGAGTGGTCCGTGTCCTTGGCCCCGATGGCGGCGAGAAGTGGAAGAAGCTGTATCAGGAGGTTGTTGACCCGGCGACAGGGCAGAAGGTCATTCTCAATGATCTGTCCAAGGGCAAGTACGACTACACGTTCACAGTTGGCCCAAGCTTCGCGACACAGCGTATGGAATCAGTGGATGCATTCACCACGATGCTGGGCCAGATGGGGCCAGGCCTGCCGCCGCCGATAGCCTCTCTGATGGCCTACTCGGCGATCAAGAACATGGACCTCCCCGGCATGGAGGATGTGGACAGCGCCTTCCGCCAGATCCTAGTCAGCGGTGGCGTCCTGCAGCCGAAGGAAGGCGAGCAGCCGCCAAAGCCGCAGCAGCCCGACCCCAAGATGATGGCCGATGCCAAGAAGGCCGATGCGGACGCAACGAAGTCGCAGGCTCAAGCCCAGCTCTACGGCGAACAAGCCATCGGTCAGGCACTGGAGAACGCAGCCGGTATGGCGCTTCTCGGTCCTCCGCCACAGCCGCAACCCATGCAGATGAATCAACCGCCTCCGGGCGGTTTTTTTGTGCCCGAAGAAACAGGCGGCTTCCCCGTCTGACCGCATCGGCCCGGATAGGTCGAATCCCGAGAGGAAGACATGAGCGACGAGAACAACGCCCTGGAACAGGGTGGCGGCGAAGCAGTGGCCGCGATTCAGCCGAAGAACGATGCGGAAGCTGCCCAGCAGGCTCAGGCGGCAACCCAAGAGGCTGATAAGGCGAAGGAGGCCGAAGCCAAGAAGGCCGAGGAAGAGGCCGCCAAGCGCAAGAACCGCACCAGCCAATACATCGACCGGCTGAAGGGCGACGCAGATGCGACACGCCGCGAAAACGCCGAGCTGCGAAAGCGCCTCGACGCCATTGAATCCCGCTTCCCCAAACAGGAAGCCAAGCCGCCCACGATGGAAACCGCAGGCTTCGACCCCGAAGAGCTGGCCCGTCAGACGGCCCGCTACGAGGTCCAGCAGGCGCGCCAGCAGTGGGAAGAGCAGCAGAAATCCGAGTCTGCAGCCCGCTCGGAGCAGGAGAAGGAGCAGGCGTACGCAAATCGTGCGCAGGCATTCGCTTCGCAGAACCCCGACTTTGAAGAGGTCGTCGGTTCCATTCCGCAGCAGTTCCTGATCCCCGAGCTGCAGAAGGCGGTCATGGTCCACGAGCGTGGGCCTGAGATCGCGTATCGCCTCGCTCAGAACGAGGACGAGCTATTCCAACTGGCTACTACCAGGCCAGAACTGATCGATTGGGCAGTCGCCCGTTTCGCATCGCGCTTGGACGCAGCGCCGCCGCAGCAGGAAGCCGACACGACTTCCCCGGCATTCGCGCCAACCCCAACCAACAAGCCCATTTCGCAGGCGCCCGCACCGGCACCCCGCGTCAGTGGTCGTGCCCCGACGGAAACCCCTTCGGAAAAGCTGACCGATGACGAGTGGTTCGCCCGGAGGCAAGAGAAGCGCCGCAAGCGATAACCAATCGAGGAATATGCAATGGCAAACGTCAATCAGGCACTGACCCATCAGATGGTCGCCCGCGAAGCTGCGGCCATGCTGGTGGAAGAAAACACCGTCATCCCCAACATCAACACCTCCCGTGAACGCGAGTTCGGCGAAGAGGTCCAGGGCTACAAGAAGGGCGATACCGTCCGCGTGATGATCCCGCCGGTCCCGGTGACCTACAGCGGCGCAGTGTTCGCTGGCGGTGGTGCCGCCCCGCCCACCAATGAAACCTCGGTCAACCTGACCGTGGATCAGCAGGAACACGTGGCGCTGACCTTCGGCGCCAAGGAGAAGAAGCTCGAGCTGACCGAGTTCAAGGAGCGCTTCCTGCGCCCGGCCATGAACTCGCTGTCCAGCAAGGTGAATGCGATCCTGCTGGCCGAGATGTATCGAAAGACCCCGAACGTCGTCGGCACCTGGGGCACCGTTCCGACCACTCGTCGCGTCTGGCGCTCGGCCGACTCCTCGCTGTCGCGCTTCCTCGCTCCCAGCGATATGCGTTACTCGCACTTCTCGCTCGATGCCAGCGATGAACTGTCTGAGGCCAACTCGACGTTGTTCCACGATGGCAAGGAGATCCGGGGCGAGTTCAGCGACAACGCAGTGGGCCGTTTCGCCAATCTGGATTTCTTCGAGCAGCTTTCTCTTCCGGTCCACACCAACGGCGCCGGAACGGGCTATGTGGTTGGCGGCGCAGGCCAGACCGGGTCCAGCCTGGCGGTGGTCACCGGCACCGGCCCCATCACCCGGGGCTCCACCATCACCATCGCGGGCGTGTTCTCGGTCCATCCGATCACTGGCGTCAGTACTGGCAAGCTGCGCAGCTTCGTGGTGACGGCTGACTACGCCGGTGGCGCCGGCAATGTGTCGATCTACCCGGCGATCACCCCCACCAGTGCCAGCCTGATCGGCACCGTCAACGCTTCGCCGGCAGCTGCGGCAGCCATCACCATCTTCGGCACCGCCAGCTCCAGCGCGCTGCAGAACCTGGTGTTCCACAAGAACGCCTTCGCTTCGGCATTCGCTCCACTGCCGGTGCTGGCGTCCTGCGAAGGCTACACCGCGACCACCAAGGGCATCAGCGTGCGAGTGATGACCTTCGGCGACGGCAAGAACGACCTGGAGAACACGCGAATCGATGTTCTGTTTGCTCTCCCGGCCGGCATCCGCCCGGACCACGCAGTCCGCGTCACCCAGTAACGCCCAACGGGGGCGGCCGTCTTGGTCGCCCCCTTCTTTTTGGAGGGCTCATGGAATTCCCCAAGATGATCTATCTCGGCGGCGACCTCGCTGCTGAGTGGCGGATCGTGGACGACGCCAAGTGCGAGGCTGAGGCTGCGAAGGATGGCTTCTTTGCCTATGACAAGAAGCCAGCAGCCAAGGCCGAGACTGCGCCTGCCGCCGCTGATGAGCCGGTGAAGGAGCGCAAGAAGCCCGGCCCGAAGCCGAAGGCCGCCCAATGAGCAAGGTCAGCGAGGTCATCCGCGATGCGCTGCTGATTCTCCGCGTCGTTGACGCTGATGAGGCTCCCGAAGCGAAGGATGCAGAGGACGCTATCCGCGCTCTGAACCTGATGATGACCACGCTGGAGGCTGAGGGCCTGAGCCTCGGCTGGTCGCCGGTATCCAAGCCTGACGACATGATGCCGGTGCTGCCTGAGGCCGAAGAGGCCATTGCCTACCTGCTGGCGACCAGGCTGCGCACCCGATATGGCGTTGCGCTGGATCCGGACGTGTTCCAGATGGCGCAGGACCTGCTCGGCAATCTGCGCGCCCAAGTCGCGTCCGCCGACTACTCCCGCATTTCCTACCCTGATCTTCCGGTCGGCCAAGGCCAGTCGTGGGGCGCTTGGTATGAGGGGTATTACCGCTAATGCGCGCCCAGCCCGTAGACCTGATTGGCGGCGTCTACACCAGCGACAGCCTGCCGTGGTCGTGCCAAGACACGGTGAACTGGCTGCCGGTGATGGCCGAGGTGGCTGGGACGCGCACGGTATCGATGTTCGCGACGCCGCCTGGCCTCAAGCCGTATCAGCAGATTGGCACCGGCCCGATTCGCGGCATGCACGACTGCGAAGGGCTGAGGCTGATCGTCTCGGGACGCTATTTGGTCCGGATCTCCAATACTGGCGTTGGCGTTCCTCTTGGGATCATCCCGGGTGTTGGCCGCGTGCAGATGACGCACAACCAGTTCAAGACCGGCTATCAGGTGTTGGTCGAGAACGGGCAGGGCGGCGGAGGGTACGTCTACAACACGGTAGACGACACCTTTGCGAAGATCACGGACGAGGGCTACCCGGGTTCGATCTCGTCGGATTACCTCGATTCGTACCTGCTGGGCGTGGAGCCTCTGGGTCGCTTCTGGTTCCATTCCAATCTGGCAGATGCGACTGACTACAACACCCTTGATCGGTATGAGGCAGAAGCATCTCCCGACAAGATCGTGGGCCTTGCGGTCAGTCAGTTTGAGGTGGTTGTCTTCGGCCAGCGCACCATTGAGTTCTTCTTCAACTCGGGTGGCACTACCGGCACGTTCCAGAACCGTCGCCAGTCGATTACCCGTGGCTGCGCCTCGCGCCACACCATCCAGAAGCTGGACAACACCCTGTTCTGGCTTGGCGATGACGGTGTGGTCTACCGCATGGAGGGCTATGCAGCTCGTCCTGTTTCGACGCGAGCGCTAGAGAAGGCCATTTCCGGCTACAACTGGGCCGAGGCCATTGCCTTCACCTGGGAGGATCGCGGCCACAAGGTCTATTACCTGACCTTCCCTGACGGGCAGACCTTCGGGTATGACGTGATGAGCGGCCTGTGGCACCGCCGCGAGTCCTTCGGGATCAACCGTTGGCGCCTGAGTCACACCCAGAAGTGGGGGCGCGACTGGTTCGGCGGCGACTTCCAGAACGGCCGCATCTGGCAGCTGGATTGGGATTACTTCCTTGAGGGAGATCAGCCGATCATCAGTGAGCGTACTTCCGGCGTGTTCGCCGACAACCAGAGCGCGCTGCTACTCCCAAACGCCGAGCTGATCTTTGACACAGGGCATGGGCCAGCGACTATCGCTGCAGGATTTGGCCCACAGCCGCCACTCTTCCCCGGTGATCCCTACTACCAGAATGTAAGGTATCTATTCCATTTTGACTTGGATGGCATAAATCCAGATGGGTCATTCAAGAACTACGCACCTTCTCCGGCCGATCAAAGAGTTCTCAATAGAGGACAGCTTGTAGTTTCGAGCGGGAAGTTCAATGAAGGCGTTGCTACTATTCTTGGCGGGGCTGGTGGATATGCAACGGCCACAATTGCTAACTCCCCTAGGCTGCAGGATTTCACGCTAGAGGCGTGGGTTTCATTGAAGGCAGCACAAACCGTGATGGCGTCAATTGTGAGCCTGTTCCAAGAGGCTAGAGCGTCCTTCAAACTTTGCGCAAACCAGAATGGGAACGTCTGCGTAATTGACCACAATGGAGTGCTATCCACCAGCAGTATGCAACTGGTCGTGGATCAATGGGCGCATGTTGCGATATCAAGAAATTCCGGTACAGCACGCGTATACATAAACGGAGCGCTAGTCGCATCTGCCGCTATGCCTCTTGACTATGGATATAGCAACACTCCGTTCTCAGTTGGCTCTGATGTTCTTGCCAATGTGGTTGTTCCAGGAACGGTAGCTAACGCAAGAATTGACGAAGTCCGCTACACGATTGGCGTGGGTAGATACCCAACATCATTCTCGGCTCCTAAGTGGCCATTCCCTAACTATCCACCCGGGCAATAGAGATGGCCGACACCGACCACTGGGTAGAGATCTGCTACAGCGTTGATGGCGGGGCGAACTGGTCCAACTGGAAGCGCAAGAGCATCGGCGAGGTAGGTCAGTACGCCAAGCGCGTGAGGTTCATGCGCCTTGGCAAGTCACGGCAGCGCGTGTTCAAGATCCGCGTTTCCTCCCCCCGCAAGCACGACCTTCTCGGCGCGGTGCTGACCCCGGAACAGACGGACGACTGATGCACATCTCAACGGCCCCCGACTTCCTGGAGGCCGTTGCGAACCACCCGAGGGTATATCCGTTCGTGTCCTGCAAAGGGTGCGGAGAGATTCGCTTTGGCGACGGTTGGAAGGACTGCGTCGGGATTGAGTTCGGCGAGGCGGGCGGGTTCGTCTTCCACCGCCGCGCTCCCGGCGCATACGAGGTCCACACCCTGTTCCTGCCGCGAACTGTGGGGACGCTGGATTACGCCAGGCAGGCGCTCGTGCACATGTTCCACGTCGAGAACGCCGAATGGATCGGGACTCAGGTCGCCCGGGACCTTCCGCACGTCAAGCGCTTCGCGTTGAGAAGCGGATTCACCAAGTTTCACGAGATCGCCAATGGCTGGGA